TACCCCAATACACCAATACAAAAGCTTCACACTCTGGGCAGGACAAGTTCGTTACCATGCTATGCGACTCATCCTCTTTACAGTCTTTATGGCTACCCTGAATGAGCTTTACGTTACAATACCAACAATTCATAACTCTCTCTCAATAGGGTAGATTGCTATAAGCTTTTCTTTGTATTTGTTTTGCAGATATCCCTTTGCCTTTAAATCATTAAATAGGCGATACATCTTGTACTGCACCCACTTCTTCCCTTGTATTGCTGCTATGTAGTCCATATAAATCTCCTTGTTTACTGTGTTTATCCAATACCTGATACTGGCATTGCTCCGAATGTGGCCTATTCCATATCGCTATGGCTAATGCTCTATCCGGCTTGCCACCCTTCCCCAGATAGTCCTCCCTCCATGTCAGGTTGTACCAATGGCTAGGTCTATGCCTGTTCCATTGCGCATACCCCCTTCCACAAGCCCATAAACGCTCTGGACATACCAATGCCATTTTCTCCACCCCTATATCAAAGGCATGATCGATAAACTCACGTATGCTGTTAAAAGGTGGATTAGTAACCAAAGCCGGGGCTAGTGCTTCCTTATACCAGTAAAAGTTTTGGTTCGTTCTTATATCCGTAGATATGACTTGCCTGTCATTGTTGCTTAAAGCACTACTGAAACGCATATCCCCTGCACAGGGTTCCCATATACCTTTTACATCCCATTGCTCGTCTATGAGCCTTACAACAGTATCTACGATGCTATAAGGTGTTGGATAGAAGTCATGTTGGTTTCTTGTCATTACTTTCCTTTGTTAGTTCCATTGGATCTGCTTTGGTATTGATGGTGTATTTAAGATCGTTGTCTCTTATCCTGCAAAAGAGAAAGTCATTGAGTTCAGATAGCTTGGGCTTTCTGTTGGCAACAAAAGTTATAACAATCTCATACTTCATCCCATAGCTCCTTCATTGCCAATCCCAACTGATACACCACTTGAGGCACCACCGCATTTCCAAGCATTTTCAATCTTTGCGTCCTTCCTGCTTGATTTGTTGTAACTCTTGGGATGTCAGGTTCGTCCAACCACGAGGAAACCCCATCAACCACTCCACCCAGTCTGCGTTCAATGCTCCCTTGTTGATATTGTTCTCTGTCTTTGCCACTCTGTGCATTAAGCTCTCCTGTCTCTTTGGATCTGCTAGTTTCTCTATCGATCCGCTGTCCTTCCAATCCCTTGCCTTGGGTGTTGGGTACATCTGCACCATCCCTCTCAAGTTGCCCTTGGCTATGTCGTGTGGTATACCCTCTTTGTTTTTCTTCATATGTGCTGAATTCATGTCTGATGTCTTGGGAGTTGGCCACATTTTCTGTGCTACTCTCTCTTCTAACTTTGCTCCCAATGGCCCCTTTTTCTCTATTCTCTTCTGTATCGTGTTGGTGTTCTCGGCCATCGCTGCCGAAGCTCTGGGTGTTGGCCACATCTGTACTGCTCCTTGTAAATCTATTTGATGCTTCCCCACTCTGTTTTCCCAATATTCTTTTGTTCTTTCGTGTCCGTTGTCTGTTGTTGGTGTTGGCCACATCTTTTGCTTCTCCTCGTAATCCACCGCATCCTGTAACCTCACTCCCCATCGTACTCCCTTCTTGTTCTTGCGGCTGTAATTCCCGTTCTGCTTCTCCACTCCCTCTGGTATTCCCCCTTGCTTCGCTGTCGGTGTTGGCCACATCTGTACTTTGTCTGCTAGATTGAGACTGTGGCTGCTCTGCTTGTCCTTCGTCATGCGTCTGCCTGTCTTTGTCAGTTCTGCGTTGGGATGTTCTATCTCCTGTGTTGTTGGAGTAGGCCACAATCCAGACACGCTCTCTTTTATGGTTGGCATCGACTGCTGAAGCTGGAATAACAAACGCCCTCGTGGAGTAGCCTTCACTCTCCAAGTCAAGTAACACTTCATCGAGGCCCAAGACAATGTGACCAGACACATTCTCGCAAAGGATGAGAGAGGGTCTTTTGTGTTTAATAATTTCAAACATTCTCGGCCAGAGGTGGCGGTCATCTTGCGTGCCTTTTTGCTTCCCGGCAACGGAGAAGGGTTGGCATGGGTAGCCCCCAACGATACAGTCGATTTCTCCGCAACTGTCTGGGTCAAAGGTTTTGACATCTCCCCAAACAGGGACATCTGGCCAATGTCTTTTAAGTATGTGTTGGCAGTAGGGGTCGTATTCAACGAACTGGACTGTTTCAAAGTGTCCTGTTGCTTCAAGCCCAAGGTCAATTCCTCCGATGCCTGCGAAGAGGGAAAGTGTTTTGATTTTTTCATTCACTTACCCTTCCCAAAATAAGGCTTGCGTTTCTTTGGTTTGTTCATCATGTCCTGTGCTTTCTTAACCAATAAATGTGTGTATCCATTAGCTGCTTTCTTTTGCGACATTTCTATATGGCCTTTGTCATAATCTTGTCTTGCTTGTATCACTACATCAGGCTCTATCTCTATCCACTTATCTGAATTAGGTCTCTTAAAAGCAATAGGATGCCATTGCATACTTTTTCGTAGTCTTTGATATTCACTCATATCGAATCACCTTCGCATTTATTATAATAAACACTTAACACTAACTGTCTATTCCATATAAAAATCATTGGGCTGTACTGCTCCATCTGTTAATCGTAATATTGCCATCATAAACTTGCGGTCAGGTATCATACTATTAGGGTGTGTAACTGGTAAACACCAACGTCTACAGACTGTTGCATGACTACATCCTAATAACATGGCAAGCCTTCCGTATGTCATATTTTTGTTTAGTCTATATTCATTTAATTTCATAATGCTTATTTTATAAATTGTAACTAATATAAATATAGTTTATAAAATTAACACGAAGAGTCAAAGATTAATTAATATAGAAATGAGGTAAATATGGCAGAAGAAATGACTCCCAAGTATGCAAGGGATAAATACTATTTTCATCATAGTAATCCATCGAGTAGTGATGGACAAACCTTTTGGAACAAGTGTAGGAAAAGACAAATAGTCAACAAAGCTTGGTCTATTCTTAAAGGCGAAATAAAAGGCGATAGAGAACTAGCATCTAAAACTATAGAGGAATACTTTGACTCTAACGTAAAGATGCACTCAGGCAAAATTGTACAGGATATATGCGATAAACATTTACTAGATAATATGTCTTATGCTCAAGCATTAAAAGAGGGTTATGAAAAATTAAGAGAATACAAGATCCCATCGTGGAGAGACCACGCTAAAGAAACAGCAGAGTTAGAACACAAAGAAAAATTATTGTATGCCCAGAAAGAAGTTAAAGGCGAAATGGTATGGAAGAAGTCTGATCAAGGCACAGCTAGTGAGATGGATTTAGTTGCAGCTCATGCCATAGAAGGATTAAGAGAAGCTCAAAATATAAACAAGTTAAATAGATTAGAAGCCGAAGTGGATCTATACAAACCTCTACCCGGTTGCGACCTAATGTATAATGGCAAGCCTGATTATAGCAAAATGATAGAACTTAAAACACAATGGGATGGCAATGTTCATACAGGAAGTCCAAGAGCAAATAGTTTACCGCAAGAGATAAGACCTGCACACATGACACAGATTGCAGGCTACTGGCATTTAACAAATAAGACTATACCAACGATTGTTTATGCAAATAGAGTTGGGTACAGATTGTTTACACCTTCAGAGGATCAGTTACATAACGCATTGGAGTTTATTATAGAGAGCTGCCAAAGAAGAGAACGACTACTAAAGACAGCCAAGGATGTAGAGGACTTACTAAGACTATGTGATCCTCAATGGGGTGCGATGTTTGGTTGGAAAGATTTAAACCCTACAGTTTTACATAATGCTAAAAAAATATGGAGGTAATATGAAGCGAAAACTTAAACGATCCTTTAACGAATATGAAGGATTAAATTTTAATTTAATTAAGGATCATATACAAAATACTACAATACATAAAAAACACAAAACTAATACTATGATAGTAAAATATATATGCATTGCAGGACTACTGTTAAGTGTTGGTTATTTAATGGGATGTGTATATATAGATTGGTCAGGTTTATATGGAACAGATTAATCATAAAGTTGTAATGGCTGAAGCAGAAAAACTTACTGCTATTGCTGGTGTAAAAGTTAAGGGAAATAAAAAGTATTTAATGGTAAAAGATAGAGTAGAAGTATTCCGTAAATACTATGGCCTTAATCTTGGTATAGATACAACTGTCTTACATATAGATGATAGTGTTGTACGAGTACAGGCAAAGATAATAGATGCTAATAATAAAGTGATTGGATCTGGTCTTGCTGAAGAAGTAAGAGCATCATCACACATTACAAAAACATCTGCTTTAGAAGTATGTGAAAGTTCTGCAATAGGTAGAGCTTTATCTAGTATAGGATTGCATGGCGGAGAGTATGCATCGGCAGAGGAAATGTTAAATGCTGTAAAAAAACAAGAAAAAGTAGAAGAAAGTATTACAAAAACTAAAAGAGATGAACACCCATTAGACGATGTTTCTTTTCATCCTAAAAATAATTGGGAAGCTTGGAGAGACATTAATATGAAAACACTAGGCAAGTATAAGTTCGTTGCAGAGTTTCAGAAATGGCTTGCTGCTAACAATGAATATTTAGTGGAATATAAGAATGAAGATGCAGATAGTTACGAAGTTTTAAAACAATTTATTACAACAAAAATGAAAGGATGTGCAGAATGAGTAGACCAGAGTTTGGAAATAGTAAGATAAAGATTGTTAGTAATATGAATGTTGATGACCATGTTACAGCAAGCTGTTGGTTAAATGTAACGGATGAGGATCTAGCTAAAAGAATGGTAGAGTATTTCTCTGATACAAATAACTCTAAGATAAATGTAGTCATACAGAAAAGAACTGGCGAAGGATATAACACAACAAAGATTGCTAGTTTTAATTTGTTTGTTAATACACCTAAAGAAGAAACTATACAAAAGAAGGTAGATACAAATGGACTACTCCCATAAAGCATTATTAAACTCAGCAGAAGCCATTAGAGAATTATGGGGCGAAGAGATTAATGAGACTAACAGAAAAAGATTAAGATACTTTATTAATGCAGGTTTTATAAAAGGATATAAGATTAAAGATGGTGGAAGATGGCACATACCCAGAGCAGAAATTGACAAGTTCAAAGGAACGCATATTGATATGGGCAACAGAAACAGAGATTAGTATTCTTATAGGTAACAAGCTTTATAAGAAGCCTGTGAATAAAGAACAGTTGTTAAACCTTGCCCAGATGTTTCTGAGCAAGGCTATCAACTATGACTTTTATAAAGAGTTTGAATATACTAAAAATCCTTTTAAAGACTAAATGCTGCATCAAGTTTTGCTGCATCTTCTGCATTACGCTTCTTGTCATCTAACCAATGACCATAAACTTTTCTAGTCATCTCTATAGATCCATGACCCATGAAGCTAGTTACTTTGTGTAAGTCATCTCCGTAAGTTTGCAGTAAGATAGAAGCATAGAAGTGTCTAAGGTCATGCCAACGAATTACTTCTACACCTGCTTGCTTACAAGCTTTCTTTAATACATCTCTTAGCTTTTGACCAAAGATACGCTTGCCATTGTTATGAAATACTAAAGCTTCTTTATTTGGCACTCCTTGAGACATACGATATACTTTTAAATCTTTTGCAAGTGATTCGCTAAGAGGTACTTGTCTTTGACCATTCTTAGTTTTTGTAAAACCAACTGTATCAAACAACTGTACACATCGAGTAACAGATATAGTTTTGTTCTCAAAGTTTATATCTTTCCAACGTAGTTCTCTTTGCTCTCCTTGTCGCAAACCTGTGTGTGCTGCAAACTTTACAGCTAGTTTATATTCTGCATCAGTTTTGGATAAGATAGTTTGTATTCTATCCTTGCTAATTTTAATTGCTTTGTTATCTACATCAAAACTTGTATGCTGTCTCTTTGGAAACTTAACCATACCCAAAGCAAAAGAATGTGTATAACCGCTGTCTAGAAAAAAACTAAAGATACTACGAAAAGTATTGTAGTAGCCTATCATAGTTTTGTATGACAAACCAAAGACCATAATCTGATCTATTATCTGTGCAGCAATAGTAGCTGGTGTTCTTGTATCACTTACTAGATTTCTTATATTCCAATCAGCTATCTTCTTGCCATCAACTTTAAGTGCAAGAAACTTGTTTGCTACATTTATTTTATAATGTAATTCTTGTTTTAAAAATTCATGTCTATCAAATCTTTTGTTTTGATACTCTAACCATTTATCAGTAGCTAATCTTCCCAGTATTGTTTTCATATTAACCTCCATTAATACTAAAATAATACTGTTGACAGAAAATGTCAATTATTGTTTTTTAGGTCTACCTCTTTTATTTTTTTTAGGAATTACTTTGTCTTTACATTCACATAGCTTACCCACTAATCTTTGTTTTATTCTATTAAATAAATTTTTTATTTTATTTACAATTAACATTTCCATCTCCTTCTTGCTTGTCTTAAACGTGAGTTAGGGTTCTTCGCTGCCTTCGGAAACTGCTTCATCTGTCCTGCACTTCTAGCGCAATATGACTTTCTTCTCTTAGCTGCTGCACTACCTTTTTTAACTTTGCCAGTAACAGCAGTTTTAAGTTTAGATCCGGGGTTATCTCTTCTATATTTTTTAACACCTGCTTGTGTCATACCTGCACCAGACTTTGTAGATCTATAATACTTTTTAGTTCTAGGTGGTTGTTTATCAGCCATTACTAAACCTCTTTTTTAACCATAAATACAATGTGTAACAAACAAATAAATATACAGTAGCCACACCTACATCTACTATATGCTCACGCATATTAAAAATAAATTCTATACCAGCTTGCACATCCGATAGTTCGCCACCACTAGAGTTAATGGTAACATTCTTCGTACCAATATCTCCTGTGGTTTGCATCATGTTTATTTCAGACATTACTTCTTCTTCTTTTTCTTTTTAGGAAAACCAGCTTTCATATTTGCGTATGCCTTTGGAGTAATAGTTGATTTCTTTTTACTTCTAGATATTCCTTTTTTCTTTCTTGCATTTATGTTTGCGTATAATCCTCTTTTAACCATTATGACCTCCCCATTTTCTTTTTTCTTTTTGATGCAATTATTTTTTTCTTTAGTGCGTTAGGTAAGTTCTTTTGTTTACCCTTTAAAGAACCATTCATAGGTTTTCTTTTTTTACCATAAGCCATGTTATTCTCCTTTACTAAAATTATTAAAAACTTCTGCTACTCTCTCACAACGATTTGGAGTTTGATGAAACCATTGCGAGTTTTTACACTCTGCTGCTGCCATCGCATATCTTCCATTTTCAATATGATCTAATGTTTTTTTAAATTGTAATAACTTTGGTACACCTAATTGATACGCCATGTTTGCCAATGCTATCTTGATTGGATCTGGTTGCTCCTTGTACCAAGGTAATTTACTGTGCAGTTCTACTAAGAATTGATTAACAGTAGTTTCTAATAACATCTCTGCTTGTGCTTCTGTAATGCCAGCTCCGGGAACATCTGGATCTATTAGCAATCCATAACAAATCGTTAGTTTATTTTCGCTGCATCGGTATGGTATGTGTTTACCATCTTTCATCTTGCTGCCTTCTTCTTTTTTAATCACTTCTAGTAGTTCTTTAATCATGTATTGCTCCTTTATTTTTTAAATTGGCCTATAGACTTGAGTCCAAAACTAGCTCCTATACTTGCTAGTATACCCCAAGATAGCCAATCAGGGCAATCCTCTCTTAAAAATTTAAAACCATCGGATAGGTATGGTTGGCAAGCAGGAACAAAACAAGCAATGATTATTCCACAAAACAATAATGTCCAGAGTTCATCCTTCCAACTAGAAGCAGAAGCATCCATTGCTTTCTCTTCCCAGTTTGCATCGCTCTGTACTTTTTTTGTTGTAGCTTCTATCTTTGCAACTGCTAGCTTTTGTTTTGCTTTTGCTTTCTCTGCTCGGTTCTTTAAAAATGTTGTGGCAATATTTCCTATTGGCCCAAGTAATGCTTGTAACATTATTCCTCCTCTACAATTATGGTTGTATCTTCTATATGTTTTTTATCTTGATCTCTTTTACTCTCAGCTATTCCTGCCCCTTCGTTTACGCATAAGAAATAGTAATGTGTCGCTAAATCAGGATGAAAGATTGTACAGTCATGCGACCTTGCTGTTTTTATAGTTAATAGATAAGCAACAAATAAATAAAACAAATAAACAAATACAAGACCAAACACTCCAATAAAAGAATACTCCATAAGTTTCTTTCTTTTTTCTTGCTGCTTATAAATCATCTCCTGTCTTTGTTTTCTTATCTTCGCTTGCATACCCAACAACTCTTGCCATGCTTGTGGGCCATAAGAAAAATTAATAAACTGCCGAAGCTCCGCTTCCATAGCCTGTGCTTTTTTTTTTGCAGCAAATGCGTTTAATGCTTCTTCCTCAACGCTTGCTCCTACAAATATCTTTTTAAAGATAGGTGGATTTTTAGCTTGCTTCTCTGCTTGGTTAATATCGGAAACAGCACCCATCCATTTACCCATATCGCCATACATAGAATCCAAATCTCTACCAACTTCAAAACCTTTTTTGATTGTATTAAATGCAGCAGTAGCTATTCCCAATGCTGATATTGGATCTATCATTTTATGCCTATAATGTGTAAATTAAAGAGCCGTTTAAATGCCCCAGTTTGATTTTCGAGGTAGTTTAGTACCCCCTTTTTAATGTTTAATTTTAAGGTTATCTATCTTTTCGTTTAATGTTTTTAGCTGATCTATAATATGTTTAATATCATGATGGAAATCTGATTTTACATCTTTTAATTCTGTCTTGGTTGAATAACTTTCTCTAGTATCAATTATTCTATCTTGCAAATTTTGTACTTTACGAACTAAGGTTGTAAACATATAAGACAATAAAGCTATTATCATAGATAGTAACCCGCTCCATATCATGTAAGGTTCTATACTCATTATTCTTGTACCCATTGTTTATTATCTTCATTCCAAATGTATATATTACCATCATTAGGATGAGCTACAGGTGGCTCATACAAACAAGTGGTTTCATTTAATACCCAACTATTATAAATTTTAGGAGGGATAAAAGCATCTCTAGAAGAATCATAAGTATAACCTAATCCTGCATAATTTTTTCTATAAGGAGTTCCTCCTAACAAATGTACATTACCATAAGTATTGTAAGATGTTTGTTTCCATGTATGCGTAGTTTTATATAAATTATTTAAAAATGTTTGGCCGTCAGCATCATTATTAGCATCACTATCGGATACTACAACTACTTTTACTACTATATTGTTTTCATCTATTTTTGCAAAATGTGCCATATTATCCTGTGTATGTTCCTGATGATGAAAAAACGTGCATGGTGTCTCCACTAGGAGTGCTAACTGTTCCACCACTTCCTCTTTGAGAACCAGAATATCTTATAATAACTACTCCTGAACCACCTGCTCCTCCGGTTGCATAATTGTTTGACCAACCTCCACCAGCACCTCCTCCACCAGTATTAGCTGTTCCTGCTTCTCCTGTGCTTGCACTAGCTTGACCTGTGCCACCGCCACCTGTACCACCTGATGCAGCTCCACCACCAACATTACTTTGAGAGCCACCTCCGCCCCCACCAGCAAACAATCCACTATCAGCTCCTACACCTGTTCCAAAATGTGAGCTTAAATCTTGTCCATTACCTCCTACACCTCCTACGTTACCACTAACTCCTGCATCTCCTCCAGCAGCTCCAGCACCTCCACCACCAGCAGCGGATGCAGTTCCTCCAGAATTATCTCCACCATCATTTCCATAGGTTGTATACCCAGTTGCAGAAGTTCCTACTGCTGAACCACCAACAGCACCAGAAGCACTATTAGCTCCTCCTCCAGAACCTCCATCTCCACCATTTTTATTACTTGCATGGAATCCACCACCACCACCTCCGATAGCGGTTACTGTTCCAAATACACTATTATCTCCATCACTAGAGTTACCGGTACCTCCACTATAAGGAGAACCAGCACCTCCAGCACCAACTGTAACAGTATATGTTTGATTAGGTACTATATCAATGGTAGCTCCATAGAGGACTTCTCCTCCTCCTCCACCACCTCCTGTGGTAGAACCTCCTCCACCACCTCCAGCTACTATTAATATCTTAGCTTGATAAGGAGGTAATGCTGATACACCAGTACCAAAACCTAATATGTTATATCCAAAACCTGTCATGTTTACCTCTACGAATCATTGGCTGCATCAGTAGTAAAGAATAATTTTATGCCAAGTAATTTTGCATCTACTGATAAATCATCCTCTGATACATCTCTCATAATTTGAAAAAATACATACTCATCTGTTGAAGGAGAACCAGCTATTGTTATAGCACCACTTTCTGCTGTAACTGCTAGATCATTTGCTGTACCGCTCATAGCTTTAGCTGTCGGGCCAACTGCTGTTCCAAATACTGTATTTAAATCTCCATTGTCTGCTAGTGCTACTGCATTAATTACCCATTTAGTAGTGCCTGTATTTGTTGTATTAGCTGTAAAAAATGCTTGGAAAGTAACAGTTCCTTCATTCCATGATTTAGGGAAAGCTACTGCAAACTGTGCAAACTCATCTGAGTCTTTATCAAAATCTAAAGTTTTTATTTCTGGGCCATTGCTTAATTCTGTTTGAGCTATAGCTGCACAACCATTTGTAGTATTAGGATACATAGATACTGCTGGTACCCATATTGTTTCTTTACCAGCTTTTTTAACTGTACTAGCTAAAGATACAGCACCACTTGATGTACTAAAATCTGTACTTGTAAAAGAAGCTATACCTTTTGCACTTGTGCTTGCATCTGATACAGCTACAGTTGCAGTACCACTTGAATACCCAACACTTACTGGAGAAGTTCCTGCTACTATAACTGCTCCTTTAGTATCTGATGCACTATCTGCTAAGGTTATTGTTACTGTTCCTGATGTACCTCCACCAGATAAGTTTGTTCCAGCAGTTACACCTTCTATATCTCCAGTTCCATCTGCACCTGAATAACTAAAGTGTACACCTACTCCATCTGTGTTAGAAAATGAACCATTAGAAACAACATGAGTAACTGGAACTTTTGTATAACCACTTGCATCTGTTACAGCACCAGAAACTTTAAAGGTTGCATAAGTTGATGCAGTTCCTTCTTTGGTTACAGTAATAATTCCTCTTGCAGTTGAATTAGAAACATCATCAAAACTTTGAACATATCCACTAATGTCTGCACCTGCGTCATCCGCATCATCTATATATAATATACTTACACTAGATAATGTTCCGTTATTAAAAGCTATCTTCCCTGCACCCGGATCTGCATCAGAAGTGCTATTAGAAAAAGTCATTGATAGTTGTGAGTTCGTTCCCGCACTACCGGTGCTACCGGTACTACCGGTACTACCGGTACTTCCAGTCGAACCAGTATCGCCTTTATTTCCAGATCTTGTAAAGTGTACAGATAATTCATCTGCGGCACTAAATGTATTATTAGAAGCTACATGAGTAACAGCTAGTTTATTATATCCAGAAGCATCAGTAGATGCTCCCGTTATATTAAATCGTGCATAAGTAGAACTATCATTTATATCTACTATATGTAAATGCCCTCGTATTGAACTGTCGCTATCATCCCAAGTTAAAACATCTGTAGAAGTTGTAACACCATTTGAATCTGCGTCATCTATATAAATAGCAGTAACACTTGCGTATGTTGCATGATTAAATGCTATCTCGCCAGCTCCGGGATCTGCATCAGATGTTCCTGTATCAAACTTGTAAAAGTAGCCCGGTATTGCTCCATCCTCGCCAGAAGCTACAAAGCTTATAAATACTTTATCATTGTTAGCTAATGTGCCTGCTCCATCTATGTACACTAAATTTACTTTCGTATATCCAGAAGCATCGACCACAGCACCCGTTACTTTATAGACTGCCCATACTACTAAACTATTTGATTTACTTACTCTTATTCTACCTCTGTTAGTATCATTTCCAGTAACGTCATCAAAGCTTTGCACCCACGCAGATACATCCGTACCATTGGCTTCAAGGTCATCTATATATGCAATTGTTGCAGAAGCTAAAGAACTATTATTAAATCGTACAACACCTGCACCGGGATCACTATCTGTAGTGGTAGTGCTGTAAGTAAACTGTGCTGCATCTCCGCCGATCGGCAGGAAGTCAGAAACAGTTGTTAAATTACCATCGCTATCAAAGCCTAGTGTTTTACTTGCTCTACTTGTAGCATCATCAGCAAACTCTGAAGTGGTAATACTATTAGTACGGGAAACTTTAAAAGAACGATCTAGTTCTTCCTGCATTTCAATAATTTGATGGGTTGCTCTATCTAAAGCATCTTCAAAACTACCAGATAAGAAAGGATCGTTTTCAACCAAATCTAGTGTTTGAGTATTAGCCGTATTTCTAATGATAACAACTGTCTCGCCACTAGCAGGAGCAGAACCAAAGGTAACATTACCTCCACCATCAACACCTACATTAGATACAGTATAATGGGTAGTTAAAGTCTTAACTGTTTCTACACCTGTTGAGCTTCTAATAATTACAGTCAGATCTGCTTCTGCAAATATTTTATAGCCATAAGCAAATGCTGTGGTGCTGCCATCTCCGCTGTAGCTGTTTTTAATGGTTGAACTTGATACTGTCATTGACCTCCTCCTATAAATTCTTGTCTGTTTGTTATTGCTTCAAATATTTGTGGGTATGCTTGAAATAAAAATTCTTCTGATGCTGCTTCGTAATATTTATTTTCTGTACTTTTAATAGCAGCTTGTCTTTGTTTGTCTGTCATTCTTGAATATGATCTAGAATAAAACAAATTTTCTAATGCTTGTACAAATGTTGCACGCCTACCTTTAATTCTTAATAATTGTTGGTTCTTAGCATACTCTGTCCATTCACTAGCTTGCATCCTTGTCAATGGAACACCTTTTATTGTATTACGCTCTGTAACTAATGGAACTCGCAATCTTACAATCTCTGCTTGTAGTTCATTAAAAGATTCACCATAAGATATAGTAAAAGGTGTAATCATATTCCAATAAGCTAAAACTCTATTTGTTGATAATTTTACACCTCTAGTTTTTACCTTACCATACACATCATACTGTGGCGCTTTTCTATCTTCATTACTTACTTGAGCTGATTCTACTCTTGAATATAATTCATGAAATGCAGAAGTATCTAATTCTAATATTCTTTCTACCATACTTTTCTTTAATCCAATATTTTCATAATAAGGTTCTCCATCTATTCCATAACGATTATTTTCTTCAGCATCTTTTACAACATCTTCTAATGTCCATAATTCAAAATTTTCATTTGGCTTTGTTCTTTCTGTATTTTCTAATCTATCTATATTTCTAATTAATGAACTATAAAATTTTGGTATAGGGCCTATAAAATTAGACATAGGAGAATTGTAAATAATACTAGGATCGCCTTCTTGTAATGCTTTAGCTATTGTTCCAAAAGTATGGATCATTGGCATTTCTTGTATGTAATCTAGCATACCAAAAACATAACGATCTGCTTTTCCCTTTAACCAATTAAGATCTCTACTTCTTCTTGCACTCTCTACAAAATTTGCCCCAAGTGCAAAGAGTAAACCTACTGGCTCTAAACCTGCATAACTTACATAAGTAAGATTGCCATTAGGATTACCATAGTCATCAAACAAAGGTGTATCTTTTGGAAAACCCTCTCCTCTAAATACTATACTATGTGGTTGCCATCCCGGAGGTAACATCTCTCTTTCTTTTTTATCTCTAGGTAATGCCCCAGTAACTCTTCCTTGTGATGCTAAATGTGAAACATACATAAACATCCCTGATGCAGTTCCTATTTTAGCTAATGCTTTACCTCTTTTTGCTGGCCCTCCTGCAAATATATCTTTATATATTCTTGGATTTATTATCTGTAATGCACTTCTTGATACAGCATTAATACCTACATTTGTAGGAACAGTTGCAAAAGGCATAATTAATCTACCAAATGGCATACGCTGTAAAGCTCTTGATATTTTTCCAAAAGATTTAGTATCATTAGTAAGTGTTGCATAGTTAGCTGCATAGTCTATTTCTTCAGCTAAAGAATTTGGATCTAATAATACTTCTAGACCATCCTGTGCTGCTTCTTCGTTACTCTTACCTAAAAATTTTGCTTGTTGAGCTTTATTTACAGCTTGTCTATATAACTCTGCTCTTTGTGCAATACCCTTCCAGAAGTCATCTGTAGATTGTAAGGCAAGGCCGGGTACTCTAGTTATTCTTCCTATATAATCTATAGTATTTCCCCACCATCCAGTTAAACCTAAAGTTTGAGAATCTATTGCTTTAAATCTTTGTGTGTCTATTCTTCCAATAGCAGAAGCACTAGATTCTGTTTTTATTGTTTCAACACTATTAGCCCAAGCATCTCTAAAAGCATGAATATATCCGTATACTTGTGCAGTAAGTTCTGTGAAGTAAACTCCTTCAGCATCTTGTGGAGTAAGTTTTTTACCTCGCCATTTTTTACTTGTTCTCTCTAATGTATTTAATGTTGCAGCAACAGCATCTTCTGCTAATAAGTAAGTCATAAACAATGGTGTACCTAATGCATTTTTAAAAAATGTTTTAGGCCCAGACAATAAACCATTAATGTAAATTTCATAAGCTGCATTACCCCAAGCATTAGCCTTATCTACAAAAGTATTAAGACCGGAATTACCACCATCATTAAATGCTTTTTGTAATCCTTGTGCCATTTTTTTTGTATCTTCTATTCCTCCAGCAGAATTAATTACATCATTCATAAGTTTATCTTCTAATACAATGTTCTCTCCTACATCTATATTATAAGAACTTAAACCTCTGGCTAATTGTGTTTGTTGTTTTTTAGCTGCTATCTGCAAACCTGCGTGCAATGCTAATTGCCTTCTTAAAGCAAATAAAGTTTTCGTACTTGTGTCTAATACCTTTTCTCCATTTTCATCTACAAAAGTTCCATTAATTTTTTTTTGTAATATATTTATTTTAGCAGCAGACTTAACAAGCAACATTCTTAATGCTGTTGATTCAGAAGCATCTAATAAACCTCTTCCTTTTTTTAATACCTTTTTAGCTAGACCTAATTCATCAGCTAAAAGTTGCATAGCTTCTTCTTTAGTTTCTTCTCTGCTAACTACTCCACCAGTAGCAGCTTGTGTTTCTTTTTTATATATTTGACTAGTAGCTTGTATAACTCTTTTTATGTCATTGTCTGTTTTAATTCTTTCAAAATTAAAATCAATATCATCGTCAATAACTACTCTACCTTTTTTATCTTTTTTATTTTTTTTAACAACAATAGCATCATCGCCACTTGTCATGTTTAACATTTTTTCAGTTGTTAACATATCCTCCATAGCTTGTTCGGAAGATAATGTTTCAGCAGCTTTATCTAACACTTGTTGTTCATCTGAACTAGTAGCACTAAAATTTCTACTTTTAAAACTTTCATAACGCTCTGGAGATAATAACTCTTTTGCCCAATAATCTTGCGTAGCTTTATCATCTTTATCTGTAGCTAATCTTTTTTCTATCTGTGTCGTTACTCTACCACCTATATTTTCTGCTTGACCCTCTACTCCCTGTCTAGCACCTTTCATTTTAGCAGTAGCATTTAAAATAGTAGTCATTATGTTAGCAACTTGTATGCTGTCTTGTGTAGGATCTTTTGCTTGTTGTATAACTCCACCTGTAGCTGAAGCATCTAATACTTGTTCCTGCACATTAGCTGCTTGATCCTCTACAGTATTAAACATAGATAGTTGTGTTTTAGCCATAATTTTTCCAAAAAAAAAGCAGTCCTAAAACCGCTTTTAATATTTATAATATATATGTGTGTAGTTTATTCTTTAGTCTTTTGACTTTCCTTTGTAGGCTGAGTTGTAGTCAAGTTTTGTCCATCCGTAGTCTCTGACGATTTCGTCTTCGACTGCTTCGATCCTGTCTGCAAATTTGGAGACGATATTACGAATCCTTTCTTGAACACTACGTCGTCCTCCGAAAGTTCCTTCCAAATAATTTTCTCCATTAGGTTTCTCCTTCCAACCAGTTCCTGCATCGTAATCTGTGTTAGTGACATACACTTTTTGTGATGCAGCAGTACCAGCTTCTAGTTTGCCACTAGGAGTATCTATATCAGATATTTCTAGCATATTCAAGACTTTTCTAACTCTTTTCTGAAAGTCAGTAAAATCCATCTTTCCACGCTCACCCATCCAATGAACAATGTTAACACCATATTCTGTAGCTGCTGGAGAAAAGTCAGTTGTGCCAAATTCTTCTGTTAGCAATTTATCTAACTTAACTATTTCATCATCAGTAAAACGCCTACCTATATTTACTGTAACAGCATCTCTATCAGCAGCCTTGCCTGCTTTTTTAAAAACTCTATGAGCGCCTACACTATCTTGTTTTAACAATATACCTTTTGCTACAGCATATATTTTAACAAGATCTAATGTAGCTTCATCCACCTCTCCTGCCTGACCTTTGTACTTCATAGGCATCAATGCATAAGTTTGTGTACCCGGACTTAAAACACCTTCGTATATACCGGGTGCATCAAAACTACCCGGCGTAAGTAAACCAACCTCTTTAGCTAATAAATCTTTACCATTATCATCTGTTAATGCTTTCGACATTCTAAAGTGAAAATCAGCTTGTTCTTTCATTTCTGCATCAAATATTTCTGGAAAATGACCACTAGTTTTTGATGGTTTTGTTTCTGAAGATATCTGACCTAAGTTTCTTTTTAACGCATCAGAGTAATCAAATTTCATTTCTGATACAGGCTTACCAGCTTTGTCTGCTTTCTGTTTTACCCACATAGCAGCTTGAACCTGATATGGTGTCCAACCTAGTTTGTTAGCTATTCTGTTTACCTCGTTCTCTACAAATGTATATTGTTGATCTGTTGGCATTTCATTCTTTTTATCAAATCCAAATATTCTTAACATATGCATATCAACAGTAACGCCTTGCGCTCTGCTAGGATCTGCTACTGCCATTATATTGTTATAAAAAGTATTTGTTTTTCTGCCTTCCCAGTCTTCGCCATCAAATAATTTTTTTAATCTAGCACTCATTGCTTTAGGAAATTTACCTGTAAATATTTCTTTACCAGCTAAATGTTGATTGTATGCTTGTATAGCAAATTGAAAGTTAGCTAACACAGGAGTAGAGCCTGCACTTGTTATAGCTATAGCTTGTGCAATCTTATCAGCTTCTTCTACATTACCATCTACTAAATCTAATATTGCATTACCTGAACGCTCATACCAGAAACGACCTTCCTCACCAGCTTCAGCTAGTTTCAATAAGTTCTTTCTGTATGCTCCAAGTTTTTGTTGGCTAGTTATAGATTTAGGTGCGCCAACATATTCGCCACTTTCACCCGGTCTACGCTTAACTGGCTTAACTATGGCTGGTGTAATTTCATTATCAACTGCAGTAATTTCTTCTGGTCTTAACCTTAAAGGTATATTCGTAGAACCTAATGTACTGTCATCTATCTCTATACGCTTTGCAGTATCTACTACTTTCTTACCTGCTGCTAATGATGCTGTACCAACTACACCTAAAGCTTTTGTAAAAGTTTTCCAAGGTAGTATTCTTGCACCATATATAACACCCTCTACTAATGCTCCAACGATTGCTCCTTGATTAGCAGTTTTTAATCTTCTTAATATCTCGCTATCAGGATCATGCTTTTCAATAATGTGCATAGTAGTATCTAATAAAGCACCTCTTTCCTCTTGATCCAAACCAGATACAAAACCTTTTACAGCATCTACTAAATCTGGTGCATCTGGATCTATAACTGTTGCATCAGCTAAACCACCCCATGCTAATCCTCTTACTGCTGCATTAGGTGCAAACAATCCGTACATACCTTTTGTAAGTCCTACAACTTTTGCTGCTGGAACTGCCCCTGTAGCAAACTCTGATATACCTTGTATAATTCCACTATATATTTCATTTGTATATTTTCTTTCTATGTTTGCAGTAGAACCTCTTGCAAATTCTGGTATTAAATTTTCATCTATCCATGAAAGACCAGACTGTATATTTCTAGTAGCAGTTTCTTGATCAAGACCGGGATAATCGTAGTCAGGATCATCCATAATTTTTTGTCCTAAAAAATCTGCTAACATATCTGGAGCAGCAGCTACTTGACCTAAAAATTGATTAAAGTTTTTACCTGCACTTTCCATCCCAGTTGGAATAGCTTGTAGTGTATCTAAACCAATATCCTTTACCTTATCTGATACTGTTCTAGTTTCTTGTACTTCTTGACCTTCTACTTTATTTTTTTCTGCAAGAGGAAACTCTACACTTATATCAACATCCTTATCAATGTTTTGTTGAACTTGACTTTGTAATAAATTAGCTTCATCTAAAGTGGTATTTAAATCATACTTTGATAATAAAGATTCTGTTACTAAATCATTCATTTTGCTAACTTTCCAAAATCATTTATAAAATCTAAATCATTTCTTATCTTATTCCTAAAAGCTGTTAATTTTTTTTCATCTATATCATTTCTATTTTCATATATTAAAACAAGTTGATTTAATTTTTCTTTAGCAACATTTACATCGTCAAAATTAGTAAGATTAAAATTATCGTTTTTTATGGCTAATTTAACTAATTCTAAATTTGCGTATTGCTTAGCTATTCCTATCAGTTCATCTGCAAGTGTTTCACTATATATAATTTTTTGTTCGCCTTTAAAATCTTTTATTAATCTATCAGCTTCATCTCTTAATTCTTTTTTTGAAGGATTAGTTTCAATAAATCTGAAAAATTTTATTATGTAAGGACTTGCTGCTTTATTTACTATTTTAAGTGTGTCTTGATGGTAAGACTTTATAAACCTATCGGCAGTTTTTGTAACTACAGCAATTTCTTTTAATATATTTTTTTCTGATTCTTTTAATTCAGTATTTAATTCTTTTCTTAAAGTTTCGTATGTTTCTTTAGTAAATTTTCCTTTAAAATCAGGAGATGTAATTAAATCATCTTGGCTAACTGATCCATTATTTCTAGCAATTATATATTTTTCATACGCATCATCATCATCCTCATCTCTAAATACTGTAGAACTTAATCCCTCTAATTGTTTTTCAAAATTATCTCTTTGACTTAAAGTGTTATAACCATTAGTTTTAAGTAATAATTCATGTATTCTAAATTGTTCTGTCTTATCATTAGAATTGGTAAATTGTCTTTTTAATTCATTATGTTTTTTATCTATCTCTGCTTCATCTCTTTTTACTCTATCTTCATCTGCTTTCATAATACTATCTGCTTTTTTATTAGCGTATTCTTGTACTTTTATTTTTTGATCAGAAGTTAATTTTGCATAATATTTACTTAATATTAAATCTTGTGCATCGCCTTGCCCTTGTAAAAAATCTTCATCTTCTATTGCTTGGGCAATAAGATCAGGACTGTTTGATCCGTACATTAATGATGCTATAGTATTCTCAACCATATTGTAATTAAACTTACTTACTTCTTCCTTGTATTTTATATCACTCAAAACAAAATTATCTTTTGCAATTTTTAATTCTTCTTCAGCATTTGTTGCAGCATTTAATCTATTATTCAATTCGTTACCAGAATCTACTGCAATATCTAAATGGTTTGTTACTCTTTGAGCAACATTAACTTCTCCTAGTTGTATTTTTTTTTCTAAAAACTCATCTAGAAATTTATTTTTTTTATCTATAGCAATTATTGAAGCATCTAACATAAATAGTTGCTGTATTTTTTTATTGTCACTATAAGCATTTTTATATTTATTAAAAGTTTCTGCTATAACTTTTGGGGCTGTATCATAAGCGGTTGTAGGATCTGCTGTTGTTCTTATTTTTCTTAATTTTGTATCTACCTCATCTTTAAATGCTGTAACTGCTAAAGTTGCTTTATTTCGGTTATCTAATTTTTCATTTGCTTCATCGTACTTTAATTTTTGTACTCCTAAATTAGTAATAGCTTTACCAATGTTTGTTGCAGCTCCTCCTAGTTGTGCAAATAGATTAGTATTCACTTGAGCAGTTAGTGTTCTACTTCCTGTATCATCTGTCCTATTTAATTGGCTTTCGTATAATTTTACTTTCATTATTTTAACAAAGCTCCTGCACTAGTTAATAAAGTTCCAGCAGCTTGGTATCGTGATATTGTTCTTGCAGCTCTTCCTTCCATTCTTGATATTTCTGCTTTTAGTCTTTCATTAGTTGCTACTTCTTTTGATTGTTGTTGCTTAACTCTAGAATTATAATTTTGTATTTCTATATCTTGTTCAAAACGTAAAGCATTTTGCATAAGTTTTTTTAATGGTGTACCAGTTGTTGCAAGCCAACCTTGACCCCTATATAACATTTGTGTTCTATCATTTAATTCTTTAAACTTTTCTCTATCTTGTAATGTTTTTATTTTGTTTTGTCGTTCAATATTTTCTGCTTGTATTTCAGCGGCTTGTGCATTTCTATCGTTTATACTTGCATTATAATTTGCAGCTTTCTGTGCTGCCTTACCTGCTGCAAGCTGTCCTTGTACAGTCATTGCTGTACCCGCTATCATTAATACATTTGCCATATTATTTTATCCTTCCCATTACAATATAGTCTGATCCTTCTGGGCCAAACTTTTTCATTAAACCTTCTTTTTCAAAACCTAAAAATTCTGCAAAGCGTATCGCTTCTATCCAATCAGCTTTTACATTTGCGTGCATCCTTGCATAAGGTGCTTTGCTCATAATATCTTTTGTAGTTTTTACAACAGACTTAATTCTTGTTTGTATTTTATTGCTACCTATAAACCAACATTCTGCAACACCATCCCACATAGGAATAAAACCTGCTGCTGCGATAATGTGTCCATTTACTATTCCTGTCCACGCATCGTGTTGTGCTGCTCGTTCCATGTGGTGTTCCCAATCATGGTCAGGTCTTTGTGTTCCAAAAGATAATTTATTTTCTACGACTAATTCTTTTGCGTGTTCTGGTATAAACTTTATTAATCGCATTAGTCAAAATCTTGTACTACTACTCTTGGATAAATACCTACAATCGTCATTGGTAGTGGTTGTGTTTGTTGTACAACAATAGCCCCTTCAGTATCCCAATTACTTGCAGCTTCTATAGACTTATCTCCAGTAAATAATGGTACTGCTGTGTCTGTTGAATCGGAACTGTCTCGGAAGGGGATGGTGTCGACATTCGTGAGACTAGTTCCCACAGAAGCACCCACAGTCCTAAATAAACGCAAAACCACACTATGAATTTTCTTAATTTTGCCTTGAGCTGTTCCACTTACACTCCCGCTTTCTAATCGAACAGTTTTTAATGTAGAAGTATATGCTAAACCAACATGAGTTTTTAATGTTGCTCTGTCTAAAGTAATTGCTCCACTTGAAACTGTTTTGTCTGGATGTGCTGATCCTTCTTCTAAAACAGATAAAGCTTGTCCTTCTAAATGTTCTAATCCTGTTAATGATGAAGTAGAAGAACCATTATAGGATAGACCACTATCTACAAAGAAAGCATCTGATACATCATCGCCAAAATCAATATCAGATAATATTTCTACATATCTTCTAGTCGTTCCATTAATGGTTCTCTTAACAACCATATATAAATTATCTTGATTTAACTCGCCCGGTATTACAGATAAGTTTTCTACTACTGCTATTCCTTCATCGGTAGTTGTTAGCCTTGTAGTATCAGAACTTACCATCGTTAAAAATCCTGTACTACCATGCGCAGTTTCTGTTACAGTAACTACATTAGAACTAACTGTTGCTGTTAAATTACTTTGTGCATCTATAATCGTTTTTAAATTATCAGCACTCGTATTATTATTTGTTGCAACTTGAAAGTTTGTACCACTTCCTGTAGATGCAGTAGAAGTAAAAGTTGTTGTAGTGCCTGCTGAATCTGTTATTTTAATTGTCGTGCCTGCACTAATATTATCGTAATCTGTTAATGTAATTGTAGCTACACCAAACCTGCCACCAATTTTATGTTGATGCCAAGCTACTACCTGCTCTTCTCTTCGGTATGTCATACCTATTAATCTACCATCTCCAGTAGCACCCCAGACAACACTAAAAGGTTCTTGCTGGTAAACTAATTCTACAATACCATTTTCACTTACATGATCTGCAAGTATAGTTAAATCTACAGCTTGATAAGCATCAGTATCATACACATATCCTAACTCTCGTACTTTTCTTTTTGCTCGTTGTACAAACAATGTATAAGAGCCTGCCTGTACGGGTTGTATGTCTGCACTTCCATAGGTAGCCTGTTGTTTAATCTGTACATTGGTAGGTGTAATAGGCTCGTCTGTACCAGATGCTCGTACAACAAATTCTCCACCCGTTGTTCCTACAACCATTGCTCTTGCTGATGCAAGATATAAAATTCTATTGACCTGATTACTACCAATAGTATACGTCATAGCAGAACTATCAGTAATAGATTCTGTCATGTTTTCAAAGTCTCCAGCAACACTAAAAAATATAGTTTGTGGTTGCAATGTTGTGCCTGCAAAAACTAAACGCTGTTCATAAAAAGCACAGGCTCTTGGAAATCCTGTTGTTTCTGAAAACGCACCTAATGACCAATCTGTTGTAGCATTTAATTTACCAACTAATGTAATTGTATTACTTGCACTTTCTGCTACTACATCGTCAACAGGAACTAAAGTTAATTCATCACTTGTTACCTTAACTATTTCATAATCTTTATTGTTAGCAGAAGTTCCAGCACCACTTGCAGTAATCGTCATACCTTCAGTAAAACCTTCTTCTACAAATTGTTTTGCACTATCTCTTATAAAATCATTGTGTGATGATCCTGTACCACTTGGATCTCCTTCTACAAAACTAATCGTATCACTAGCATAACTTGGCAATATTTCTGCTACTCCTAATTCATCTGTTTGTACTGTTCCTACAACGACAGTTGCACTTGTGAATGTATCAATCTTTACATACCCATTATAAATTTTTACAAACCTTCCTACATCGGTGCTAACAAAAGTGCTAGCAGATGCAGTAAGGGTACAACTACTACCAGACCTTGCATTGGGAGTAAGAGTTGTGGTAGTAGCGTTTTCATCTAAGTATGGCCCATTTATAAAAGACACATCACTTATTGTCCAAGCTGTATTACTAGTTCTTGATATTTTTCTAACAGTATGGGAGCTATGGGTTATGTACATCACATCGGCAGATTGGGTTACCTTGAGTTCTGGTATTTGTGCTGTAGTATAAGTAGTTGTTACTTCGACTATTCTACTAGCAGTTCCCGCAGAACTGTAAGCTGTGTATCCTGTACTGTTTATATTGGTTCCATCAACATCCGTTAATTGAAATGTATTAGTTGTTTTACCTGCTACAATTCCTGTAACACCATTAAGTTCTGTCATACCTACAACACTACTTATAATCACATGATCGCCATTGTTAAAGCCATGACTGCTTGCAGTAATTACAACAGGGTTTGCTTGTGTTGCACCAGATATAGTTTTACCGCTTTCGGTAACAATACCTCCATCTTGGTACACTCTAAAATAGTTATTACCAAACTCTAATACATAAGTATTAGCAGTTGTGGTGTTAAATTCAAAAGGTATAAGTCGTGATGCATTAGCACTTACTTTTACCTCATGTATAAATTTTGTACCCGGCCTTCTAGCTGCACCACCAGCAGGATAGACTATAAAATTTTCTAATGTTTTTGCAGCATTAAAGTATCTGGTTAAATCAGTTCTACCATCAAGCCTGTCGCTTAATTCTCCTGCTGTCCAGTTAGTATATCTAGGACTAGTATAAGTCATTTAGTATCTCGAATTAATAAATGTATCCGCTTGTACCACTCCTAAATCGGCTCCCTCAACTCCGGGCATACCTTCTGTGGCATCAACAAATCGTGCTTCTTTTAATTTTGCTTCATACAGGGATACCATATTTGCAACTAAAGCATTACTATTGGTAATCCCATAACAAATATCTGCTGCTAATCGTGCTGCAATAGATTCTACAAGTAACGTATCGTATTCATTAGGATCGGTTACTCTTGCAATAAATTTGATCTTCATTGTCTGTTCATCGCTTACAATCGTTCTACCTTCTACTTTATAATCTAAGTCTAGCTTTTCTAAACGCAATACTCGTAAACAATATGGATCGGTAGGGAGATTATACGCATAGGTATATCCCCATGTTGGAGCAGTAGAGTTTTGAGCCAATGATGCTCTTCTTACTAAACAGTTCCAAGGATGCGCTCTAAACACAGCATCTCTAACAAATGTATAACGCTGGTTTACAATCCTTGCCGCAACACTATCCTCTGTTAAAGAGTTAATGGTACTTGCACCAATATTGTTTAATGCTGAATTTGCTATATCAACTGCTGAAGTCATAATAATTCCTTTTAAGTAAAGAGGGAGTGCAAAACGCTACCCCCTCTTTTATTTTTTGTTACTCCACTACATAAGTAATAACAAACGATAGATCGCCTGCTGTATCGCCAGCAGCATCGAACTTTAATCCTACATAATAGTAGCCACCGGGATCAGAACTGTCTCCAGCATCTTGATACACCTTTTGACCCATAAGATTAATGTTCCTCGCTTCAAAAGCAACCTCTGTACCTGTAGTAACCGCACCTCTAAGATCGGTTATTGCGCTTGCATAACAATCATCATCTTTTGCTGTGATTGTGCTACTATCTGCTGCATACAATCCTACATCGGTAGTATTGGTTGATCCTGAATCAAGATCATCGTTATAAAGTTTAATACTTACAACTGAAGCATTAGTTGGTATAGGAGCAAGCATAACTGTATCAGTTGCACTTAAATCTCCTGCTGCCAACGCTATTGTGCCTTGAGCAATTCTCATTGTTCCACCCAACTGGTAAGAAGGGCTTTTTACAATAGGCTTCGCTTCAAAATTTGTAACTAAAGTTTGATTAACATTTGCCATGATTTACCTCCTATTCAGTACAGGCTATTTCTACTACTTTATCTTCTTCCATGCGAGTTGCCCCGATGTCCATACAGTAATAGATTTGAGTGGAATACGATTTGTCAGCACGTTCATCAATGCGACTCGTGATGTCTTTACCAATAGCAAGCTTGATACCATCGCCAGCAAAAGCTAGAACTTGTCTATTGCCATCGCTGTCTGTACCTAGTCTGTTACTAGTAATGAACTTAAAGCCCATATATGTGTCGACATCGCCTTGAACTAACGCTCTCACAGTATTAAAATCAGCACTAGCTACTTCGTTGATACCTAATAGATCTTCCATCTGATCAGGGGATACAACCATGTATCTCTGAATAGAAGGATCAACACTATTAGCATCTAGTATCTTTTTTGCAGATAATAATTTTGCTTTATTTAGTCCTGCACTTCCATGAACAATCTTCTGTCCAGATGGTAGTGCTGTAGATGTTGTACCAGCTTTGCCAGTATTAGCAGAACCAGTTGCTGCGGCTATAACGACATCGTCAATACTTCTGCCGAGTGCCATCGCTGCTGCTCTAGCATAAGAACTCGTAGGGTCGACTAAAAGCCTGACCTTATCGGGATCGTCAATTAAATCAGCATACTCATAAGTGGCCATAGTTACCATACGCCTAGCGTGTGGTGTTTCCATCAATGGAGTATCTGAATGTCGTGAAGTTCTTACTTGTGCTGTGGCAGCACCTACTTGATCGAAAAAAGCCTTTTCGCCAGTAACACTTTCCACATCAACTGCTTCTCTTAACAGAGAACCCATTTGTTGACTTAACATGGTAATGTTGCTACTAAACTGATTGACGAAGGCTGTTGTAATTTGCGTACTCATAACGCTCTCCTTGTAAAAAAGTTAATAATATTAAGAAAACAAACTGCTACCCTGCTTACGCAGGACACTTCTATATTTAAGGTTAATGACCTTTAGTTGTCGGAACTACCGGTAAGGGCTTTCGCTTATCTTACTTTACGATCTTCTGTAAATTCTATTCCTCTTCAGGGTGCATATACTCCATTAACTCTTGCACTTGTTGTACAGTTCGTAAATGATCGGGATGTTTTTTATCCCAGTATGCCCCTCCATTACGAGGATCGCCACGCAAGGCGGCAATTTCTTTTTCAGCATCAGCAGGTGTATACTGTTGATCCTGTTTATCGCCAATCATTTTATCTTCGCCTAGTTTACTTTTGATGTAAGATCCTATGTTGGCTAGTGTTTTTATAAATGCAGGATCGTTTCCTAATGGTAATCCTTCCTGCGTTATTAGTTGATCAAATTCTTTAGGAGCAAATTCTTCTAAAACATTTCTTGCTTCCTTCATTTTATTATCATACGCCTTGCCCCATTCTTTTTTTAGAGCAATCTCGGCTTCTCCTCTTTTTATTTCTAGTTGTTCTTCACTAGGAGGAGCATTAGCAGATTGTAGTTCTGCTTCCTTTGTCATGTATTCCTGAAAGATAGTATTGGCCTGTCTATCGTTTAAACCTGCTTTATGAGCTAGTCCTCGATACCAACCCTCTATATCCTTATCTACTTTGGTGCCTTCCTTTACTTCTAGCTTATAGCCTTCTGCATTTTCAGGTTTACCCAGTTTAGTGTAGACAGAATTCCAGTCATCATCATTTGCCCATTTTCCCGGGATTGGTAACTTTTCAGCTCCTACCATGCTTTGTGCATGAATAGCTGTTTTAGCTAATGCTTCTACACTATCTAAGTTATGTATTAATTGATTGCCTTTTATATCTTCTGGCAAGTTTGCTTTCCAATCTTCAGACGGAGCCTGCCCAGTTTCCACCGGAGCTTCCGCTACCTGTTGTTCTTCAGCCATATCTTAATCTCCTTTCGCTTTTTCCTCTAATGGTTTAAAATCTTCTAGTTGTCTAAAAATATAAAACAAGACACCTCTAGCCCCTTGATTGTAGGCGGTGGTATCTGGTTCCCCTCTTACAAAAGTTTCTCTATCATAGAAACGCTCTCGTAAATCCTGTAGTACCTTTTGTCCTTCTTCGGACTTAAATGTAAATTTATAATCGTGACCAGTCATTATTGTAACGCTTTCAAGGCAGGTGCAGCTTTACCAGCAGCTTCGGCTGTCTGTAGAGCTTCTTGTTGTTCTGCCATTTGTTGTTGTTGTTGCTGTCTTGCTTCTCGCTCCTGTGCAACCTGCTGATCGCTTTTAATAGTAGAAGCAGGAACACCTAATACTCTTATAATATATTTAGCCAAGCCATCCATATCCACATAATCAAAGACTGTAGGATTAACTTGTGATAATGGAGCAAGCATCTCAAACAATCGCATCGCAGATTGTACATCGCCTAACCTTTGAGCTTTGGCTAATGGAGAGATATATTCTATTTCTACATCATTGTTTGCTAAGAACTCTGGTGCAGATGCAAACTTCTTATTACGCACTAATATATTATAACAACGCTCTATTAAAGGTTGTAACATTTCAGCTTGAAGCCTGCCCAAGACGGGGCCTAATAAACGCATCTTTTCTTCCGTTCTCTGGATTACTTCGGTAGCAGTCATCTGTGGCCCCTGTGACAGGATCAACTGGTCTACATAAAATGCAGATCGTATAGCATTTCTTCGCTGCTCTTCCATATTCAATCCAAGAGAATTGTTTGCTCCTATATTTAATGGTTCTATTCTATCTCTTGTACCTGATCGATAATAATTCAACCCACCCGGCACAGTTCTAATCGGCATCATAAAGCCATCATCAGGAAGCATTAAAGGTGGATCTACCTGTTTCTGTGCAGAGCGGATTGTAACCTCAGCCATCTTATTGAGCATCTTTGTATCAGCTAATGCGGTCATAGCCGGAGATCTGCCATAACCACGCTCAAAAGAAGCTTTAAGGAATCTTGGACATACATAAGGCAGTTCATCGTACCCACTTTCTGATATAGTAATTTTATCATGTGGATCGATGTACACGCTTGCAAACTTTTTATTTAATGAATCTAATTGTGTAATATCATAAGCTTCTCTTGGAAACACAGCGTGTAGTAATTCTATTTCTTTGTAAGGCTCATTCCTTGCCATATTCTGTAATCTTGGAGGTAGGTTGTCGTTCCCAAACATAGTGCGCATAGCAATACAGGTCATCTTAAATTTTCTATATACTGTATCTACTCTACCTTCCGCATCCTCAGCTAAATAACATTCTCCTATATGCCTTGTACTAAAACGTAAATCATTTTGATCATCCTCTTCAATACTCATAACTCCTGTACCAAAGACCACTAAATCAGAATACATTTCATGGACTGCTTCAGCAAAGTTGGATCTATTAATAGAGCTATACATGACATCCGTAACACCCTCTAGCCATTCCTTTGCTTCGTCATCCCCGTCTAATTCTCTACTCTTAAAACGCAAGCTAAACCATGCAGAACTAGGGTTGGTTAGCATTCCATGTAAACTTGCAGATAACATTTCTGCTGCATGAATAGCGGTACCATCAAAGACTAGTTCGGTGCGTTTATCTCCAGCAGTACGTTTTTTAGTAATGTCTGCTTTTCTAGGAGATATGTAATCTGCTAATTGTTGCCAATGGCTTTCCCAGTTACTTCTTTGATCCATCAAAGTTTTAAACTGGTGCATAATTGCAACTGCTTTTTTATCGTCAGCCATCTATCCTCCTAACAAAGTTTTTACAGAAGTGCTATCTCCACTTGCTGTTAACCCTTGAGTTCCTGTTAATATTGTAGCTCGCTCGCCAGATACTTTTCTTTTCTTCCTATATTCTGGACTATCATCACTAGCTCTTACTGCTGCTCTTGGTTGTACAGGCGGTGCAGGTTGTGCTTGAGGTGGTGGGTTGTTGTTTCCTCCAGTAAATCCACTCATATCAATATCCTCCTAACAATGTTGGCGATACACTAGAAGTTTCTTCTGTTGTAAGACCACCAGATCCAGTTAGCATCGTTGCCTTAACTCCCCTTCTCCTTTTTAATCTTTTTTCTTCCTTATCTATTTCATCTGTTTCCACAGGTTCAATAGCAGGTGGAGGAGGTGCAGGGGGTGGCGGCGGCGGGGTCGGTATCTTTGGACTTAAAAAACTCATAACTCTCCTGTATGTGTAAATGGGTTATAATTACTCGATGCGGATCTTGGCATCGGTTGGTTCCAGTTAGTTCTTTCTTTTAGGCCAATAGCTAAATACCTAAAGGCATCGGCTGCATGGCTAGAGAAATCATGAACTGGACTATTTCTAAAACTTCTTGTTCTTTCATTATAGGCTCGATGGTAATGCCTTAACGCATCCAGACCTAGCTTGCAACGCTCACTATCAAACCAACATCGTGGTATTAACATTTGTGCTGCGTGTATACCATCCTCTAATGGCAGCTTTGGTGCCACCCTAAAGTCTAGTCCTAGGTCGTAGGCTACTTCTCTTCTGCTTTTACCAGAGCCAAGCTCTCGTACTTCTATATCATGGGGTGCTATATGATCCCCGTATAAATATTTTTTTCTCTGCAATACATCCACATAATGGGGTAACCCCTCATTTCTATTCTCATAATAATCAATGACATTAATGGCACGCCCATCATTCTGTGCAAACCATATCGCTGTACTATCGCCAATTCCTAGATCCCAATAAGTATCTACTTTTAAAGAAGGATCATAAGGAACTTTGGTAATACGATTATCTTCCATCGCTTCTTCTAAATACTTGCCATAGATTGAGCCGGGTACATTTGCCACCCAACTACATTCAAATTCCTGATTGTATTGATCTTCGGTCATCATAGTCTGTGCAGCTTCTAGTTCTTCCTGATCAACTATCCCTGTCTCTGATGCTTTATAGACTACGCTATACCAGTCTTTACTTTTTGTAGCCTGCTCATATAAGTCAAAGAAAGCATTATGCCCTCTAGGTGTACCTATAAAATAACAAAAGGTAGGTTTCTCTTTAGAGTTCCTATCCGATAATGCAGGTCGTATTACTTCAGGGAATACCGCTTCTGGGATATCCGCCGTTTCATCGATGCAGCAGCCGTCAAGGTAAAGGCCCCGGAGGTTATTATAATTTTCTGCTCCGAGCAAACTTATCCTTGCTCCGTTAGGTAGATCTATCCGTAGTTCCGTTTCATGGAACTTTACATTAGGGATCTTCCTAGAAAAATCTTTTAAATAGTCAAATGCAACACTTTTAGCCTGCCTATAAGTAGGTGCTATATACGCATACCTTGGATTAGGTCTAGCATTTAGTATTGCTTCTCTTAATAGATGATTAATAATCATCACAGTCTTACCCCACCTTCTATGCATTACCAGTACCGCCCATCGGTGTTTTGGCAATTCAGCGTGTAGTTTTGCTTGGAGTGGTCTTGGTGTGTAGGGTATTTCAATGTGTGTGGGCAAGACACTCTCCTTTCCTAGTATTATACCCTATAGCAGGGGCTGGGTGTTTTTGGGGGTGGTGGGGGGTAACTATTTTAAAAAATAGCAGCACCAAATCAGCACCAACAATAAGCAAAGCCCTAGAAAACTAGCATTATTGTACGGGTAAGTTACCCGTTACACCTAGCAAAACCCCAGAAATCTAAGCTTTCTTGGGGGGACTCGTGCGTAGCTCGGCAAGACAGAGCCTTCATTACACACACTATTCCTCCGTCTTAACCTCAACATTCCCATTACTCCAACTTAAAGTAACAGCCCCGGTATTACCTGCTTCTGTCTTAACATCCTTTAATCCATAAGGCTGTATCCTTCCAAGTGTCCACTTGAGACTATCCACTTCTAGCCTTCTACGTTGCACTTCTGCATTCAAGAACTTGACATCCATATTGTCTGGCAGCTGCGATGTTGCTAGATCTATTATATGGTCTGCATAGAACTCAGCCTGACACACTCTACCTCTTCGGTAGATCTCCCAATACTCATCGTTCTTACGAACTGCATTTGTAATAGATCTATAACTGGGTACATCAGGATTATCTTTGCATATCTTTAACAAGCTTTTGCCTGATGCTAATTCATCAGCAATCTTGTTCATAATTGTTTTGTTTACTTTTTTCATAGCGAATCACTTAAGGTAAAAATAGGGGATTACAATTCTGGTTGTGAATTATTTGGAGTCTGAAGCCACCCCTATTTTAGAACAAAATACTTTATTTTCGCACCATTCACAACATATATTATCAATAGTTATCAAATACCTTGACAGTATCTGTCAATATGATATTTAAATAGGTATAACAAATGGAGGTCTGAATGACTAAATATAACATAGAACTAACAAAGAAAGAGTTACAAATCTTAAAGATGAGACTGAAGGGCAGTATTGATACAAAAGAAATCATAGCTGATCCAAGGTTAAAAGCTATACAAACAATCTGGGATAAGCTTCTTGAACATGATGTTAAGGAGATTGCATAATGAGTACAAGAAGCACACTAACAGTAAGAACAGATAATTCAGTTATTCACTTTTATAGACACTATGATGGTTACATAGCTGAAGCAGGACAAACTATACAGCTAGCTTTAGCAGAAGCTTATAGCCATGCAAACAAGAATGCTAGCAGATCAATAGAGCATCCGCACTTTAAAAAGTTTGTTAACATGATAATGAGCCATAAGTATGAAGCTAGTAAATATCGTTCAGAACAACCAGTTTATGAACTGATAGAAGATCCTGTTTTTCATGCTGACAGAGAGTATCATTATGAAGTAACTTTTAACGATGCTGGGTATGTAAACATTGAAGTAGAATCATGGTTAGTAAACTTTGATTGTAAAACAGAAAGACATGAAGTTATATTCGATGGTGGCTTTGATGCTTACAAAGAGCTAGTAACAAAAGAAATGGCTATCGTTGCTGAAAGAATAGCAGAGCTAGAAAAGAAAAGAGGTGCATAATGATAGATGTTCTTATAACTGATTATGGTACTAAATGTAAATTCCATCTCAAGAGCAATCAAGCTCTTGACTGGTGGAACTATCATGTAGCTAACAATAACTACACAGCAGAGCGTAAATACGCTAATGACATATACTGCGGTATGGTTACCAATGGTTTAAATATACAAGTATTAAGGAGAGTTGCGTGATGCAATTAATAAAATTACCTAAACTTCTATACTTTGATTACCTTGATGTATCAAGAGAAGAGAATAGAACTTTTCCAAATTTAATTAAAGAAACTAAAAAAAATATATTTGTAGAGAAGGTTTATAACAATGCTTTAAGGTCTTTATATTATGAAGCATGGTATTGGTCGCAACCACATTGGGCTATGCCAATAGGCGATCCAGATGGATCAAAATATACATCATCAAGGTATACAGTTATAGCTATTAATAAACATTTCAAACATTTAACTGATATAGAAGATTGGAATAATTGTTTTGATGAATGTGGTAACTTTATTAAAAAAGATATTTAAACTTAACTCTGAAGCCCTTTAATAAGATAGTATGCTTTGATAAGGGCTTTCTCATACTTACCCTTTACACTTCTAGGATCACAATGAAACCGCTTGGATAGATACTTCCATCGTGGGCCACGCTCTCTATTCACAGCACTCTGTACAGTATACCATAGCACCATTCTATCTTCCTTCTTTAACTCCCACCCTATCTCCAGAGCAAACTCTAATCGTGTTATATCCTCTCTAGTAGGTGTCATCCTTACTTCCTTTTCCCAACCATATCCGCTCCAAGCATTTGCTAAGGAATAGTCAGGCCACATAGAACTGTACTGTTTCTTTTTAATAACTGGTGGCAAGTGATGTAGAGTTACTGCTGCCTGCCTGTATAAACTTTCCAAACTAGCCATATCCCAGTTCATTGCCAATAACCTAGAGTTCATACAATACCTCTGCTTCATCCAGCCAATCACTTCTATCTACCCGGGATAACCCTCCAACAAACTTTACTGTCTGGTTATACCTATCTAAACTTAATCTTCTACGCAAGGTTCTAAACACTCTTTGCGTTCTCCAATCAATAACATCCATCCTTTTACGCAGATCCTTGGCACTTCTATAAGCAGGGTTCATGTTTAGCGTTACCCTTCTTAACAAGTCTTGCACATCCTCTTTATCTACCATAGGTGATTCGCTAGTTTGATTATTTCCATCAATATCGCAATCATCAACAGATAAAATCTGTCTCTGCAAACTAGCACTTTGCTTAGTGTTTCCAAAATCCCTCTTGACAACCCTATCTGGCAACAAGTAATAACTAGTGTTAATACTAGTATTACTAGTTATAACTATATAGCTATATATAGCTTCTCTAATTAGCTCTCTTTTAAAACAATAAGAATCTAGGTGGGTTGATACTGCTCCTCTAGATAACTGGTTATTACTAGTGTTAACTAGAGAGTTATAACTAGTGTTTTCACTCTTCATGCTTATCCTCTTTTTTTCTTTTACCCCAATACACCAATACAAAAGCTTCACACTCTGGGCAGGACAAGTTCGTTACCATGCTATGCGACTCATCCTCTTTACAGTCTTTATGGCTACCCA